ACTCTTTCCAATAGTCTGGACGTTTGAAAATAAAAATCGGGAGGTGAAGGCATGATCAAAAACATCACATCGAAGGAAACAATTAAACGCAGGACAATTTCAGACATGAAAAAGATGGGAACACACAGAAGTGAGTATAATCGCATTATTGATATATATTCTCAATTGGTAAATCAATATTTAATTATCACAAAAGAGTTTCAAGATAGCGGTTATCAATTTGAAGTTCCTACCGCTGATGGAAGTTCAAAGAAGTCACCAATAGTAGCAACCCTAGAAAGTTTAAGAAAAGACATACTCCAATACAGTGATCGCCTTTGCCTAAACGCTAAAAGTTATGGCGACCGAGAAATTGAAAGTAAAACTAAGTCATCTCTAGCGGATGTGTTAAGTAAGTTTGATTCAGATGACTAAGAAACACAAAAACTTTGATGTGGTAATGGGGTATGCTCAATCAATAGTTGATAAAACAAAGTTAGCAAATAAAGAAACGATTGAAATGTGTAACAGGTTTTTAAATGATTTAGAAAATAAAGAATATGACTTCAAACCCAAAGATGCTGAATTTGTTATTCAAATAATTGAAAAAACATTTGTACATGACAAAGGAGAAAGATTAGACGGTACACCATTAAGGGGACAACCGTTTATATTAGAACCATGGCAAAAGTTTATTATTTATAACTTATTGGGTTTCTTTCATAAAGGAACAATCATGCGGCGCTTTAAAGAAGCGTTTATTTTTTTGCCTAGAAAAAATGGAAAAACAAGATTTGTTGCTGCTCTTTCGTGGGCGCTTGCTTTACTTGAAAGAAAATCGGGGTCAAGTATTTATATTGTTGGTGCTGCATTAAGACAAGCTAGACAATCATTCGAGTTTATTAATTTTAACTTAGATAAAATGGGTGAAGCTGATAACTTTAGAATAAGAGACAATAACCAAGAATCATCTATAATTGGTGATTTAGGTGATGGAAGTCTACACATTGAAGCATTGGCAGCTAACCCAGATAAACAAGACTCATTAAACTGTAACATTGCTATAGCAGATGAATTGCACTCATACAAACGGGCAACACAATATAACGTCATTAAAGAAGCTATGAAGGCTTACACGAATAAATTAATGATTGGTATTACAACTGCTGGTGATAATGCTAACAGTTTTTGTTACCATCGTTTGGTTTATTGTCAAAAGATACTTAATGGATCGGTAAAAGATGAACAATACTTTGTGTTTATTGCTAAAGCTGATGAAGATGAGAATGGGGAAGTTGATTACACTTGTGCTAAAGAACACGAAAAGGCGAACCCTAATTATGGTGTAACGATTAGACCAGAGGACATTATGAACGATGCCTTGCAAGCGCAAAACGATCCACAACAAAGAAAGGATTTCTTAGCCAAGTCAATTAATATATATACATCTGCTATGGATGCTTACTTTAATATAGATGAGTTTCAATCATCTAATGAAAAAGCGGAAAAGAAACTAGGCTTAACTGGTTTGTCATTAGAAGAAAAACTAAAGAAGTTAGCTACTTTAAAGTTGGATTGGTATGGTGGAGTTGACTTAGCCAAGTTGCATGACTTAAGCGCAACCGCAATATATGCATCTTATAAAGATATAGATATAGCTATTAGTCATGCGTTTTTCCCTATTGTTGCCGCGCATCAAAAAGCTAATGACGACAATATCCCTTTGTTCGGGTGGGAATCAGATGGATTCTTGACTATGAGTAATAACCCCATCACAGACTTTGATGATATCGTTAAATGGTTTTTATATAAGAAAAAGCAAGGGTTTAAAATAAACAGTCTAGGAGTAGATAAAAAATTCGCACGGGAATTTATTTTAAATATGAAGTCAAAGGGTTTCCGTGTTGAAGATGCCCCGCAAATTTTCTACCTAAAATCAGAAGGATTTAGAAGGATTGAGAGTAAGGCGAAAGAGGGTAACTTTTATTATCTAGGTTCGGAAGCTTTTGAGTATTGTGTGCAAAATGTAAGGGCGGTAGAAAGGACCGATGACGCTATACAATATGAGAAGATTTTAGATAATCAGAGAATAGACGTTTTTGATGCATCTGTTTTTGCATGTATGCAATTTATGAAGAATTTAGAGCGTAAAAGTGTGGCTAGTACATGGCTTAACGGGTAATAAAATGGTATAATAGATATAAGAAATACCCTAGCGATGCTCTAACATCCTAGGGTGTGACCAACAACTAACAAGGAGTTGCTGATACGTGAATAATAACATGGTTTTTGAAGAAAGTAAAATGGGAGTTTATGAGATATTAAATATTTTAGATAGCAAAATGTATATCGGTAGTAGTGTGGATTTGCCGAAAAGAAAAAGAGACCATTTACGTGAATTAAAAAACAATATCCACACAAACGGACGCCTTCAAAATGCATTCAATAAATACGGTCTAAAGAACTTTGTTTTTTCAATATTGGAGTTTGTGAGTGATAGAGAATCTCTTCTGGAAAGAGAACAGTATTGGATTGATAAGATGGATTCAAGTAATAGGAATGTAGGTTATAATATCAATCGTCTAGCTACTGGTGGTGGTAATTACGGAAAGGACAATGGTAATTACGGTGTGCGTGGATCAAGAAACCCATTATCAAAAAGCATCGCTCAAATAGATTTAAAATCACGTAAAGTCATTAAGATATGGGGTTCTTCGATGGACATAACCAGAGAACTAGGATTTCATAACGGAAACATATGTCAAATGTGTATTTTGGCAAGAGAAGAAATGGTGTTGAGGTTTTCTAACGGTTACTACTGGTGTTACGAAGAAGATATAGATAATATACACAAAATGAACATTTACATCCACAAGAAAAGACCACTTAAAACAAGTAGAGATTATTCCGATATAGAAGGCGATAAAAACCCGCGCGCTAGAAAGATAGTTCAGCTAACGCTTGATGGAGATTATGTGACTACGTTCAATACAGTAAAAAGTGCGGCTGAATCAACTGGAGTTAGAGTTGGTAATATATATACGCATTTGTCGAATGACGGAAAAAATTGCGGTGGTTATAAGTGGAGGTACTTAGAAGATTATGAACAGCAATCAAGCATCCTATAAAGGGTGCTTTTTTCATGCTTAAAATTAAGGGGGTGATTAATTGAATTGGGTAAAGCGAATGGCAAATATATTTAAACCAACAAAAGACCCAGTAGAACAATGGTTTTTGTCACAAGATGCATACGACACGTTATGTGTACCTGGTTACACTCGTTTGTCTGATAATCCAGAAGTTAAAATAGCGGTTCATAAAATATCTGAACTAATATCCACGATGACTATTCATCTAATGGAAAACACAGACGATGGTGATGTGAGAGTACGTAATGGACTATCTCGTAAAATTGACATCAATCCATACAGCTTAATGACACGTAAAGCATGGGTGTATAACATTGTTCAAAACTTGCTGCTATATGGTGATGGTAATAGTGTAGTATATCCTAAAATCAAAGATGGATTAATTGATGAACTAATACCACTTAACCCAGAGCAAGTTAGTTTTATGGCTACAAGCAACGCTTACCAAGTCAAGTATGGGCAATCAACTTATAATTACGATCAAGTATTGCATTTTACGATCAATCCTAACCCAGAGACACCATACATCGGAACAGGTTACAGGGTTGTCCTAAAAGACATTGCTACTAATTTAAAACAAGCTACCAAAACAAAGAACAGTTTCATGGCTGATAAGTGGAGACCGTCAATCATTATATCTGTTGATGCAATGACTGATGAGTTAGCAAGCGCAGAAGGTAGAGAGGATATACTGAGAAAGTATATTGATGAAACTAGCGATGGTAAGCCGTGGGTTATTCCTGCTGATTTATTAAAGGTGGACCAGGTAAAGCCTTTGTCACTTAATGATCTTGCTATCAATGATGCGGTTGAATTGGACAAAAAGACAATAGCAGGAATCTTTGGAGTTCCTCCTTATTTTTTAGGTGTGGGAGAGTATAAAAAAGATGAGTATAACAGCTTTATTAACTCTACAATTCTACCAATTGCAAAGGGTATTGAGCAAGAACTCACTCGTAAACTAGTGATAGCTAATGATTATTACTTTAAGTTTAACTATCACAGTTTATACGCCTATGACATAAAAGAAATATCAGATGTTTACAGCAACTTGTATGTAAGAGGACTTGCTCCAGGTAATGAGGTAAGGGATAAACTAGGGTTATCTCCAATGGATGGATTAAACGAATTGGTCCTGTTAGAAAACTATATTCCGTTGGATAAAATTGGCGATCAGAACAAGCTTAAAGGGGGTGATGATGATTAGAGATAAGCAAAAACATATACGTAACTTAGGGGTAGACCTTCAAACACGAGCAGATGAACAATCTGAAAAAAAGGTGATTGAGGGTTATTTTAGTGTGTTTAATTCAGAAACAGAGTTGTTTCCTGGTGCTTATGAAGAAATTGCTCCTGGAGCTTTTGACAAAACTTTATCTAATGATATTAGGGCGCTGATTAATCATGACACCGCCTTTGTGTTAGGTAGAAACAAATCCAATACACTCGATTTAAAGGTTGATAGTCGTGGTTTGTGGGGTTCAATTGAAATAAATGAAAATGATACAGATGCCCTTAACCTATATGAAAGAGTCAAGCGTGGAGATGTTGATCAATGCTCATTCGGATTCAATATTTTAAAAGAAGATACTGATTACCGTGATGATGGAACGATCAAATGGACCATAAGGGAAATTGATTTACATGAAGTATCTGTTGTAACGTTTCCCGCATATGACGATACCAGTGTACAAGCTCGAATGAAACAAGCTGAAAAACTGCAACAAAGAAGTGTCGATAAACGAAAACATGAATTAAAGGAGAGGTTAGATAATGTCATTAAAACAATTAAGACTAGCTAGTCAGATTAAGGCAAAGAGAAATGAAATTAATGCCTTGTTTGAATCAGAAGAAAAGTATATCGAGTTACGAGATTCGTTTGAAACACGAGAAAAAGAATTACGTGAAGCATTAGAACAAGCGGAAACTGAAGAAGACATTGAACTTGTTAATGAATCTATCGAAGCATTAGAAAATGAATCGAAGGAATTTAACGAGAAGGAAGAAAGTAAGAAAAAGCTAGAAGAAGAATTAGAAGATTTAGAAGTTGAACTAGAAGAATTAAACGATGAAGCACCAAAGAATAATGAATCACAACGTAGTAAAAAAGAAACTAAGGAAAATTTAGGAGGAGATACAAGAATGGCTCACAACAAATACGAAACACGTTCACAGATTTTAGAAAGACTTAACCAAACAGAAGTGCGTGACTTTTACACAAAGGTCGCGGAAGCTTCAAGAAACAAACGGGCGTTATCTGAAAC